AATGCCTCAGCGTCTCCACATGCTTCAATTAGATCTAACGTTTGAATGCTGTCGTTACCAGCAGAATAGTGTTGTCCATAAGTTCCAGAAATGTAATCACTTAGCTCTTTTAACAGAGCGTCTTCATTGTATTTTTTCATATATTACGGGGTGAAGATGTACTCCAGTTCATCATGATAGCATTCAAAGTCGTTTCCGTCAACATCTCTAAGAAAGAGTTTTAAACCTTTACCATCAAGAATTTTACCAGACCGCCCATCTTTGAGGTGAGCAATGTCTCCACGATATCCATGGAATTCTTGTTCTTTATCATCAATGTAGGCTTGAGCGTCAGCAATCATTTCATCTAGGTAACGTTGATCTTTATTACAGTCAGTCATTTTCTTCCTCCGTGGTTTCTACTTTGTCATCAATTTTTTCGTAAAGGGACAGGAATGATTCCTTAGTTTCATCATCAAATCGGTTGACACAACACTCGATTGCTTTCATCCTCTTACCAAAGATTTTATAAGCAGTGATGATATGAACAAGGCGGCGAGTACTAATGATCTCATCAATACCACCATCATTAAAAGTCTTACGAATGATGTCTGCCCAATCAACTAGACGGGATACAAACTCATCGTCATCACACATCTTACCAAGGATCTTTGCCTCAACAGAAGGAGTAGGATACTCTTGCTCGAAGGTCAAAGCAAATCGTTCAAGAAATGCTTCATTCAATACATTAGTACCAATAAAACGACCGTCGTCAGAACCCTTACCCTTGGTGTTGGCAGTAGCAACTACTGTAAAACCAGGAGCAGGATTAACATAGAGACCAGTCTTCTTAAGGAAGACACCCTTACCTTCAAGGATAGATTGGAGACATAGGATCTTGTTAGATGCCAAGTCTACCTCGTCTAAAAGCAGCACAGCTCCCCGCTCCAGAGCTTCAATGACTGGACCATTGTGCCACACAGTGTTGCCGTCAACCAAACGGAAACCACCAATAAGATCATCCTCGTCGGTTTCAATTGTGATGTTCACCCTAATCAGTTCTTTATTTAGGGCAGCACATGCTTGCTCAACAGAGAAAGTCTTGCCGTTGCCTGACATACCAGTAATGAAGACAGGATAGAACATCTCCGAACCAAGAATTTTCTTAAGATCAGTGAAGTTACCAAATGGAACAAAAGTTTCGTCCTTAGGTGGAACAAGATTAGTAGGAACAGTAACAATCTCTTCCAGTTGTTCTCGTACCTCGTCAACAGTCAGGTTCCACTTACCACGACCAGACTTGTATGGTTCCATACGGTTAGCAATAGTAGCATAAGAATATCCCATGTACTCAGCACCTGCCTTCAAAGCAGCAGTGCCGACTTCAGTGCCATAGTTGTTCTCGATGTAAGAGAACAGTTGGATCATATCGACTTGAGCAGAACGAGGCATTTGCTTTGTTTGTTGATGAACTTAGTATAAGGGCAGAGTGGGGCAGAGTGACTCTGCCCTGTGACAGTTTAAGAAATGACTGTGGCGAAGGAAGAGAGGATCTTTTTGTTGGTTGTCTTTGCCTTCAGCATTGAACGGAAAGACTTACTGATTGCTGTCTTCTTAGCACCTTGCTCAACATCAAACTCAACATCAGAAGACAAAGTAGTTTGACCCAAAACATATAGAGAATCATATCCAAGACCATTCAGTTCCCACGATTTAATTTTTCTCCATTGCTTCATGATGACATCGTGGTCATGCTTCCATCCATGGATAGATTTATACAGGGCACTGAAGTCGTTACCACTGCCAATACGAAAACCAATAAAATTAACTTGGGGAAAATTATCTTTTAAATTTTCCAGAAGAATAGAACTAATACTATTCTTAGATTCGTAGTCAAAATGACGATACGTTATACCCAATTTACGATCACGAAGACAGCAGTTGGATTGAACACTACGGTTTCCCATATGAGAATCTATATCAACATCGTAACTAATGTTGTTTGCCTCACCGTCTGTAAGAATACAAACGTTTACTTTTTGTATATCATTTTTCTGTTGAAAATCAGGAATGATAGTTTTAAGAGAAATCAAACTTTCATTGAGGGGTGTTCCTGATAGATCAAGACCCAACGGGTTGTGATAGTATGTAGCATTGTTAGTGTAGTAATTAGCAAGACGATACAGATGCTTAAGACTATTATCAAAACTACTACTGTTGCTACGTGAAGTTGCCAAGTTCAGTAAATGAAACCTCTTGTGTACAGATAGTCTATTGTGACGACGTTCGTAAGAATAGTCTTGAGGTCTAATCTCATCTTCCTCGGGAAGAAGAATATTTTCGTTCCACTCATAGGTGAAAGAATAAACCTCAAAAGGAATTTGAACCTTACGACAAAACCAACAGAGGTTGATAAGTTGCTTAACAGTATCCATAAGAACTGTACCCATGGAACCAGACCAATCAAGAATAAAAATCATGCCATGATTCTTACCATCAGGCAACACAGTTACTTTTTTGAAGAGATCTTCATTGTACTTGTAAGTGTGTAGCTTAGTAGTATCAAGCATACCAGTCTTAGATTGACCACTACGAGCATAAGCGTCAGCAGACTTACGACATTCAAATTCCTTAACAAGATAATTTACCTCTTTCTGTGATGATTTTTTAAATTGATTAAAGTCTGTATCGACCTGTTCAAAAATGTCACCCCAATGACTACAGCGAGATTCATTAAGTTCTTGCCAATATTTGGCAATGTAGTTCTGTAGTCTATCATAGTTTACAATAACTTTATCTAATTCAATTTCAGGAACTTCGACATATACAGGTTCTGTGCCATAACTTCTTTGATTTGTTAACTCTTCTGCTGCTTCATCAAAAGCTTTCTGAGTTTGTGATTCGTACTCATCGCCACCCTGTTTACCTTGTACAGGAGATTGATCATCTATCTCATCTGAACCAATGTCACTAGACTCATCATTGGAGTCACATGATTGCTCAATGCTAGAACTTTCAGATTGTGATTCATCAGAATCAGACTCTTCTCCATCCTCAGAAGATTGTGGCATACCAATAGATTCAATATCTTGATTTGATTCATTAAGATAGTTTTTTAGTTCTCGGCACAGATCAATAACTTCTTTGAATGTCTCTACCCCAGATACCTTTTCAACATAGACTTGCTCCTCTGTAGAGAATGGGATACAAGCGTAAGCACCAATCTTAAAGTGAAGATTAATACGATCAATAAGATTGAACTGAAGAAGATCTTGATCTACAATATCAAAGAAGTCTTGCTCATTAAGTTCTCGGTATCCGTTATAGAAATCTTTATTGAGACCAGCGTACTTACGCTTCATCAATTTCTCAATACGAGCATCTTCCACAACGTTAATAAAATCTTTAGGAATGTCAGCATCCCAAAGATCGGGAGGAGTGAACAAAGCGTGTCCAACTTCATGTCCCACCAGAAGGTCATAGACGACGTTGGATGCCTTGTCCCACATAGGGAGAGTCAGTACACGACGGATGACATCAAAACAAGCAGTGGCAACTTTACGGTGCTCAACCACAAGATTCTCAGTGGCAAGCAGTCGTGCTAGGTTTCCTCGAATCTCTTGATTGATCATAGTGCCTCTCGGTTGATGTACATACTATAAAACCCCCTAGGGTAACTAGAGGGTCTTAGTGGACGGTTTGTCAATCGGTCTCCGCCAAGGATAGGTTCACAACGCTGTAGTTCTTCACCTTCTCAAATTTAAGAGTTCTATCAAATTTACCTTCTAGACTCTCTTTGTGACTGATAACAAATACATTTGTATTATCATCAAAGTTACGTAAGATCCAACCAAGTTCACTGCTACCATTTTGATCCAGTGAACCATCAAATATCTCATCTAAGATAAGGAGGTTAGTATCCACGCTATTCTTAAGTTTAGCAATGCTACGCCAAGTAAGCAACAGAGCAAGATCAATACGAGATTTTTCTCCCTCACTGAAAGATTCGTAAGTAAAGATATCCCTGTATCTAGATTTAATAGTCTCTTCAAAGTTTTCATCGA